TGGGTGCCAACCGGTATCAGCGTTTACCGCTTGATTGAGCAGGACAACAGACCCAGCAACCTTTTCGCCGATCTTGTCTACTACCTCCTGACCAGCAAGAGCCAAGGTGTCGGCAATGTTGTCCCTACAGAGCTGATCGACGTCGAATCACTCACCACAACCGCCCAGTACTTACGCGCCAACAAGATCTTCTTTGACGGCGTGGTGGAAGACAGCGACAGCCTGCGCTCGTTCCTGTACGACAACGCTGCGCTGCAGCTATGCAACTTCACGATCAAAAACGGTCGCTTCGGCATGATGCCGGCACTGCCTTACGACAGCAGCTACCAGATCAGCACCACGCCCATCGCAATCGAGCAGATTTTCACCTCGGGCAACATCATCCAAGACAGCTTGCAGGTCCAGTACATCGACGCCGCCCAGCGTTCAAACTTCCGTGCTCTGGTTAGTTGGCGCGTCACCGTCGAAAACGATCTACCAACGCAAGCCTCCGCTTTGGTCGACTGGGCCGACATCGCGGAAGGCAGCCGTTCCACGACCCAGCAAGCTTTCGATCTAACTGACTTCTGCACCAACCGTGCCCAAGCACTGAAGACCGCACGGTTCCTGTTGAGCATCCGCCGCCGCGTCACTCACACCGTCAGCTTCAAAACCGTACCCGACGCCCTCGGCATCCAACCCGGTTCCTACATCCGCGTTATCACCGAAGCCACCACCTACAGCGCCACCAACAACGGCGGCATCACGGACGCCGGCACCCTCGTCAGCGTCACCTCTATCGCCAACGGCAGCTACGACGCCCTGATCTACAACCCCAGCACGAGTGCTGTAACCGAGCAACGCATTACGATCCAAAACAACGCCGTCACAGATTCCGCTTTGCGCGGCTGTCTGTTTACGTTGCTCAGCCTTCAGACCAGCGCATCCGTTTATCAAGTGGAGCAGCTCACACTGGACGAAGACGGCTTGGTGAATATCAGCGCCGTAGAAGTGCCCGTCGATTCCACCGGCGTTAGCATTGTGGCTAAGGACGTGCTTACTGAAGCAAATTTTCGCGTACTGGAGTAATGGCTTTTCCGACACTGACGCCAACCAGCCGCGAGTTCAGCCCTGGTGCGTGGCCCATCAAAAACCACAACTCACAATCCGGCGCCGAGATCCGAATTTTGTATGGGTCTCAGCGAACCAACGCCAAGCTGGGCCTTAGCTACGAAAACGTAACTGACGCAAACGCCCAGCTTTTCATCGACGACTTCAACTCAAACATCGGCACACTTCGCACTTTTACACTTCCTTCCGCTACGCGAAACGGCTGGAACGGCAGTGCGGCAACTTTGGATGCGCCACCTGGCACAAAGTGGCGCTACGAAAGCGAGCCGCAAATCCGCTCAGTGAGACCCGGCCGTAGCAGCGTTACAGTGAATCTAGTGGCGGTGATCTAATGGCCAAGGTTTATACCGGACGCGACGGCCGCCTGCTGATCGACGGCACCGAACAGATCAAGGTCAGTAACTGGACTTTGACCGGCTCTCTTGAAGCGCTGGAAACCACCACGCTTGGCGAATCACAACGCAGTTACGCGCCAGGCGTCCAAGAATTCAACGGCAGCGCCACACTGCTGTACTACAAAGACGACACAGGCCGCAACGACGCTGCCACTGCGTTGAAGAAAGTGCTGCGTGTTGCTGGTGTATCCAGCAGCGATACCGTCACAATGCGTCTGCGTTTGGCGGATGGCAACACAAACAGCGACGTGCAACTGACTGCTTACATTACCAACGTCTCGTTTGGTGCCAGCGTGGGTGAAGTCAGCTCTGCCCAAATCAGCTTCCAAGCCACTGGTGCACTTACAGCGGTGACAATCTGATGGGCATCTACCTCGGCAATGTCGGCAATATCGAGCTGACCCGCATCTCACTAGAAGGCAGCAAAGCCTCAGTAATTAACCCTGGAGATGTTAATACCGAACGCGATCGATTTAGCTTTGACTTTGACGCCAGCTTTCTAACAAGTGGTGATTTTGTCGAAATCAGTACTACTGACAACACAAACCTTGACTTTATTGCTGCCAGTGGTTGGGCCAACAACACTGTCCAGTCCAGCGGTAACTGGTACGTTTTTGTTGACGAACTTGGCGGCATCAAACTTTACGAGACATTTGACGACAGCCTTGAGGGCGGTGGCACCGGACTTATACCACTTGCATCTATTAGTCGCAACATACCTATTAACGTAAAAATTGCAGACACTACATCTCGACTGCTAGCTTCTGTTACGGACTACGAACTAAACACAAACCGCGAAACCGTTGACATCACATCGTTAAGTGATGAACACCGCCAACAGCACAGCAGCCTAATTAGTGGTAGCGGACGACTTATCGCTCACTGGGACTACACAAACGCAATCAACGAAGAACCCGTGCATTACCTAATGCAGCTAGTTCTTCGTACTGAGGTCGGATCGTCTTTTCACGGCAAGTTTTACGTCAAGTACGAAAACACTGTTCCACAAGGCGGCGATTTTGATGCAACGCAAATTAACGACGCATTGTGGTGGGAATTCGATGCACTGGTGACAGGCAGCGCGGTAAGTTTTGCGGCCGACGAAATGATCACTGGCACGATTGATTTTGTTGCCACCGGTCCCATCCGCCTGCGTGCCAAAACGCAACAAAAACGTTTCCTCCTGCAAGAGGACGACGGCAAGATCAAACTGGAAAAACCAGCCAATTCGCACCTGTTGCTGGAAGAGCTGGAGTAAGACGTAGACTTGGTGTAACTGTAAACGCCACGCGGGCACTGGGGCATGGCCGATCTTCGTATCAGCGAACTAGCGGCATTAGCCGGTGCCAATCTCGCGGCAAGTGACCTGCTTGCCGTCGTTGATACCAGCGCCAGCGAAACCAAAAAAATCACGGTTACTGACTTTACCGGCAAAGCGGTCACGCTGATCGCTGACGCCACCATCCCTGGCGCCAAGATTCTGTTCGGCACTGCCGAGATTGCAGGCACTGCGCTGGAAGATGGCGCTGTTGACACGTTGCAGCTTGCTGCTGATGCTGTAACAGCCGCCAAACTCGCTGACGAATCCAGCGTCGATCTCGTCACGACGCTTCCGGCCTCTGGCGCCTTCGTCGGTCAGATCGCGCTCGACACCGCCGACAGCAAGATCTACTGCTGGAACGGCAGCACTTGGGTCAGCATCAAAGCCGCTGGCTCAATTAACACTGTCATCGGTGGTACGGCCGGAGTCGTCAACGTTACTGTCACCACCTCCGGCGACGAAGTTACAATCAGCACCACGCTGGATAACACCAGCGCCGCAGCAGAATTCCTCGCCGGCCCAACTTCTGCCGCTGGCGCAGTCACCTACCGCACGATTGCTGCGGGCGATCTTCCAACAGCAACCACCGGTGCCAAAGGTGCGGTTGTCGTCAATGGCAACGGCCTGACAATGAGCGGCGACACCGTCGTCATCAACAACACGGTCACCGCCGAAGCCAGCAATTATCACGTCGTTCAGTACAACGCCAAGGGTCTGGTCACGGGCGGCCGGCAAATCATCGCGGCAGACGTCCCTGTCGCCACGGCTAGCAGCATCGGTGTCGTCAAACCCGGCTCCGGCCTTGGTGTTGACGGTGCTGGAACACTCAATCACATCAACTCGATCACCCCGGCAAGTGCCGCCAAGGTCACCTACGACAGCCAAGGCCACATTGTTGCTGCACTGGCACTGTCCGCAACAGATATTCCCGAACTAGACGCCAGCAAAATTACGACTGGTACGTTTGCATCAGCGCGGCTTGCTGCCAATAGCGTCACAGCACAACAGCTTGCCGACTACGGCATCGCGCAAGTCAGCAGCACGCAACCGATCCCCGAATTTGCGGGCCAGCTCTGGATCAACCCCACCGACCGCACCGCTTACGTGTGGGTTGGCCAGGTTTCTCCGGCGCAGGGATATTACCTCCCCCTCAACAACGAGTTCGGCGCCCAAGCCAACCTCCGATTTGGTGGTACGTACAACGCAAACACCAACACAATCGCCAGCCTCAATAACTATGGCGCATCGGCAGGCCTGACTGTTGGTTCAGCTCTGGTTGCTCCAACCAGAGCAAGTTCTGGTCTCTACTTGCTGGTTACTACGTCAGGTACTGGCACGGCTCCGGCACCAGCCGTTGCACTAGACGTTGGCGACTGGATCTTGAGCCCAGGTTCTGGTACGACTTGGACTCACGTCAACATCGTGGGCGCAGGCATCAGCGTCATTGATGCGGGCGACGTTACTTTCAACGGTGGAGCACTCAGTCCGGCAATGACCGGCGTGGCAGACGCCGAAGCTGCACTAACAACACTTTGGGGTCGCGTTCAAATCGCAACCACCTCAACCGTTGGTGTAGTACTTGAGAGTACCGAAATCACGGTCAATAACAGCACTGGGTTGATGGAAGTCGGAGTGGTAGATGAAGGCACCTACTGATGTCAAGCTTCAATTACAACGGCGAATACCTCCCTCGCGGCGGCGTTGAAGGCGAAATGCTGATCAAAGTCAGCAATGCTGACTATTACGTGCAGTACAAAACGCTGCCCGAAATCTTCGACGAATACGACATTGTGATTGACGAGGGTGAGTATTAGTAGACTGCCTGAGTAACGCCGTCCCGCAGGGAGTTAAGGCATGGCCACGTACAAGCATCTTCGTAGCAGCACTGCAAATAAGCGTCCCACAACAACGATTGTTGACGGCCAGCTCGCAATCAACACAAACACCGCTAGCCCCGGCCTGTTTTTCAAGGATTCTGCTGGTACAGGCATCGTCAAAGTAGGCCCAGTACACGTCGGCACCACGGCACCAAACAGCGTGCCGGCTTCTGGCGGAAGCAGCGGAAACTACACCGGTGAGCAGTGGCTGGACACAAGTGTGTCTCCTGCTCAGATGAAAGTCTGGAACGGCAGCACCTGGGTCGGCATCGTCGCCGATGAACTGCCTGTCTCGAAGCTACAAGATGGCGCAGCCCGTCAGCTCATCCAAACTGATGCTGCTGGTACTGGTGTTGAGTGGACCAGCAACGTAGACGTGCCCGGCACGCTGGACGTTACCAGCACCGCAACATTCGACAGCATTGCGCAGCATCCGTTGGGTACTGCTGGCGCACCGACGATTACCTTCACCGGTGACACAAACACCGGCATCTACTCCCCCGGCGCAGACCAAGTAGCCATCTCGACTAATGGCACTGGGCGGTTGTTTGTTGACAGTAGTGGCCTCTTAGGTCTGGGGACTAGTAGCCCTGCACCAGCAATCGGAAATGGAGCAACATTGCATTTGTATGGCGCGTCAACTACCAGTGAACTGCGGCTTCAACGAGGTAATGGTACTGACCTTAGCCTTTTTGCCGGATCAGCCACAGGCGGGGCGGCAATTAGTTTAAATAATAAGTTTTCTATATCCACTGACTCTAATTCCACTCAAGCGTTTACTGTTGACACCTCAGGCCGAGTGGGGATTGGCGTTACAAGCCCTGCCACAACTCTGGATGTCAATGGCGACGTAACCATCGCCGACAAGATTATCCACGGCGGCGACACTAATACTGCAATTCGATTCCCCGCTGCGGATACTGTTTCGGTTGAGACTGCTGGCAGTGAACGCGCCCGAATCGACAGCTCCGGCAGGTTGTTAGTTGGCACGTCCTCAGACTCTGGTGGCGCACTCCTGCAGGTAAACGGCAATCGAGTTAGAGTTGCCACGGCAAAAACACCTGCATCGGCATCTGATACTGGTACAACCGGAGAGATCTGTTGGGATGCCAATTACGTTTACGTTTGCACTGCCACGAACACATGGAAGCGCACCGCAATCAGCACATGGTGACGCCCTTTAGACCTACTCGTTAAAACGTCTGGGGCGGTACACACCGCCCTTTTTAATGCGTGGTATAGTGGTGGGGCAGCGAGTTTGCACCTCCTGCCCCTGGCCACAGTTCCCTAGAAACCATGACCAACGAAGATTACTCGAAGGTGCCACCGCCGCACCTGCTCAAAAAGTTCTCCGAGCAAGCACGAGAGGACAGCCAAAAGCGCGGTCATCCCGGCTACTGCAAGACGTTTGCCAAGCTCTGTATCGACTGGGCGCTGAACTCCAAATCATCTCCTAATAATCTCCAAATTAGGAGTTTTGACATCACCCCACCGCCAGAGCTGGTAGAGCAGTGGCGCAATGAGTGGATCTACAACGCGCCAAACGACAATGACGAACTGGGGTTTTTGACCACGCGTGGCGCCCAATGGGGCGCTGATCAGGAATTGGATGCTTGTTGTGAGCTGGTTCCCGGCCTGAAGAGCTATTTGCGCGAGAATCGCCGTCCAAAACCCGCAACACTGAAGGAGCAATCCCTGAAGCATCTAGAAGTGATGGAGCGGGACGGGCATTACCTGCCTGAAATCCTGCAAGATCTTCGCCGTGCACTGGAAGCGCTTCCCGAATGATCAACTTAGTTCGGAGGGATACAGTGCCGCCGATGATGTTGAAGGCTGGGGGAATTATGCATCCAGTTATTTTCAGGAAAAACATGATCTTCCCGGCAACGTTGCTCGGATTCACGCTATGGCTGACGAAGCTCGCGC